CTGAATGAGATAAAGAAAAAAGGTGGTTCTGTTAACTTTCAGAACACAAACAAAAAAGTGCTAATAGTTGACGGCTTGAATACTTTTATCAGAGTATTCAGCGTAATGCCAACTTTAAACGACAACGGCGTTCATGTTGGTGGCATTGTTGGTTTCCTTAAAAGCATAGGATTTGCCATTAATATGTTTAATCCCACTCGTGTTATCATAGTATTTGATGGCAAGGGTGGGAGCAACCGCCGCCGTAAATTATATTCCGATTACAAAAACAAACGTAGAACGTCTTACAGAGTTAATAGAGTAGCAGGTTTAGAAAACGTAGAAGATGAGAGACGGAATATGTATCTACAACTTAGAAGAGTTGCAGAGTATCTTGAATTATTACCAGTAACTAATATATCCGTAGATGGTATCGAAGCAGATGATGCTATAGCTTATATCGCAAAGAGTGTAATACCCGATGGTGAAAAGATTATCATGTCAACCGACAAAGATTTCCTACAATTAGTATCAGACGATATCAAAGTTTGGTCTCCCACAAAAAAGAAATTATATGATAGAGAAGCAGTCTTGGAAGAGTATTGTGTAACTGCAGAGAACTTTATTATGGCTAAAATATTTGAGGGCGATAAATCTGATAATATAGATGGTGTAAAAGGAATAGCTACTAAAACATTGGTAAAAAATATACCAACTTTGGGAGTTGAGAATAATAATTATAGTCTACAAGAGATATACAAATATGCACACAAACACAAAGATGATGATGGAAACTTCTTTGTGAAAATATTACAGAACAAGGAGTTACTTGAACGTAACTATAAGTTGATGCAGTTAGAAGATGTAAACATAAGTGCTTCAACTAAAACAAAATTAATCGATGTTATCAGAGGTCCTATCAGACGTTTAGTAAAATTCAAATTTGAAGCCATGTTTATGGAAGATAGATTATTTCAAAATCTACCAAATGTAAGTAGTTGGTTAGCTCAAACATTTACCACGATGGATAAATATGCGGAGCAAACTGATGGGTAGAAAAAAAATGTATTTTACTGCCAAAGAAAAGAAAGAAGCTCAAAGAAAATGGCAAATGGATTACTACTACAGAAATAAAGATAGCATTTTGAAGAAGATGAAAGATAAGTATAGACAGAAGAAATTAAATTTATCAAAAACAAAACTCACGAAAGAAATATATGGAGAACAATAATAGTTCTTTAGTCGAATTTGGAACATCATTCCAATCTAAAGTTATAGCATCTTGTTTAACTGATACGATGTTCCTACAGACTATTATGGAAGTGCTTGAACCAGAGTACTTTGAATCAGATTCTAACAAGTGGTTGGTTAAAGAGATACATAACTACTTTATAAAGTATAAAACCACACCCACATTAGAAGCTATTAAGATAGCAATAGATGATGTTGAGAATGATATACTAAAGATATCAGTTGTAGAAGCACTAAAAGATGCTTGGAGACATAGAGAAGCAACAGACTTACAGTTTGTTCAAGAGAAAACATTAGAGTTTTGTAAGAATCAAGTTATCAAATCTGCTATCATGGAATCTGTAACTCTATTAGAAAATCAAAACTATGATGGTATAAAAACAGTTATAGATACAGCTATGAAAGCTGGAACTGCTGTAGATATCGGTCATGATTACAATGTAGGTATTGAAGAGAGATTGACTAAATCTACAAGAGTTACGATAAAAACGCCTTGGGATATTACAAATGATATTATGGATGGTGGTTTAGGTGAGGGTGAATTAGGTGTTGTAGTTGCACCAGCAGGTGTTGGTAAGACTTGGTTACTTCAGAGTATAGCTGCAGGTGCTTTGAAAAGAGGATTTACTGTAGTTCATTACACATTAGAATTGAATGAAACCTATGTTGGGTTAAGATATGATACTGTTTTTAGTGGTATAACTACACAAAACATTAAGTTTCAAAAAGATGAAGTGAAGAAAGTCATTGACTCTATTGAGGGTAAGATGATTATTAAATACTACCCAACAAGAGCAGCAACTGTTAATACACTTTCAGCACATCTAAAACAATTAGAACTAAAGAATATAAAACCTGATATGGTTATTGTTGATTACGCTGATATCTTGAGAGATAATAGTGGTATGAGAGAGGTGAGACATCAGTTAGGTGCTGTGTATGAAGATTTGAGAGGATTAGCTGGTGAGTTCAAAGTTCCAATATGGACTGCATCACAAGCAAATCGTTCAGCATTAGAAGAAGAAGTGATAGAAGCAACAAAGATTGCAGAGGCATATAGTAAGATTATGATAGCTGATTTCGTATTGAGTATCAGTAGAAAAGCAGAAGATAAGTTAAGTCATACTGCAAGATGTCATATCATCAAGAATAGATTTGGTATTGATGGTGTAACTTATCCAATGAGTATGAATACTAATCTTGGTCAGATAGAAATCTATGAATCCACGACTCAACCAGGTAAAGAACAACAAGGTAAGATGGATAATAGTGAAGAATTTAAGAGACAATTGTTGGCAAGTAAGTATAACGACATGAAACAAAGTGATGTAGATGGCTTTGAATAAAACTAATAAGAAAAAATTATTTAAAAATAGTAAAAAAATTAAATAGTTTGTTTTTAATCTAATATATATTATAGTTATCATTGTATAAAGTTTACAGGAAATAGGAGGAGCCAGAAGAAAATGGAAAAATTTAAGTTATCAGAAAATTTCGTCAGTAAGTATAAGAGAAAGAAAGCACCTTTCGGTTTTAATGGGTTAGGAGAATTGGTTTACATGAGAACATATTCTCGTATTAAAGACGATGGTAAAAACGAGAGGTGGTGGGAAACAGTTCAAAGAGTTGTAGAAGGAACTTACTCGATGCAAAAAAATCACATTGATAACTATCAGTTGGGTTGGAACGCATGGCAAGCTCAAAAATCAGCACAAGAAATGTACGACAGAATATTTAATATGAAGTTCCTACCACCTGGTCGTGGTTTATGGGCTATGGGAACAGCAATCACCGAAGAAAAAGGGTTATATGCAGCACTAAACAATTGTGCATTCGTATCTACTTCCACACTTAAAGAAGACTATTCAAAACCATTCTGTTTCCTTATGGATGCCTCTATGTTAGGTGTTGGTGTCGGTTTTGATACTAAAGGTGCTGGTGAAATCGTAGTAAAGGGTATAAATAAGAGTAGAAACGAAGAAATATTTGAAATACCTGATACAAGAGAGGGTTGGGTAGAATCACTTAGACTATTATTAGAAAGTTATTTTCATGGAACATCAGCTATCAAGTTTGATTACACTAAGATAAGACAAGCAGGAGAACCAATCAAAGGTTTTGGTGGTGTTTCAAGTGGTCCTGAACCATTAAAAGAAGTTCACGATAGTATCAGAGAAGTATTAGAAAAGAATAGTGGAGAACCAATCACAATAACTACAATCGTAGATATAATGAATCTTATAGGTAAATGTGTTGTAGCAGGAAATGTTCGTAGAACTGCTGAAATAGTTTTTGGTGATCCTGAGTCAGAGGAATACTTAGACTTAAAAAATTATAAGGTAAATCCACATAGAGAAATGTATGGGTGGACATCTAATAACTCTATCTTTGCAGAACTTGGTATGGATTATACAGAAGCAGCAAAACGTATTGTAGATAATGGTGAGCCAGGTTTTGCTTGGTTAGAAAATATGAGACACTACTCAAGAATGAAAAATGGTGGTGATAACAAAGACCATAGAGTAGCTGGTGGTAATCCTTGTCTTGAACAATCACTTGAATCATATGAGTTATGTTGTTTAGTAGAGACATTTCCAAGTAATCACGATTCGTTAGAGGATTATCAGAGGACACTTAAATATGCTTATCTGTATGCGAAATCGGTAACACTTGGTAGAACACATTGGTCAGATACTAACAGAGTTATGTTAAGAAATCGTAGAATTGGATGTTCAGTAAGTGGTGTTGCTCAGTTTGTTACTAATCGTGGATTAGATGAGTTTAAAAATTGGTTGGAGAATGGATATGATACAATACAAGAGTGGGATAAAATGTATTCAGATTGGTTTGCAATACCACGTTCCATCAAAACTACTTCAGTTAAACCAAGTGGTACAGTCTCATTATTGGCTGGTGCTACTCCAGGGTTACATTATCCCGAAAGTCGTTTCTATATTAGGAGAGTAAGACTTTCAAATCATTCAGAGTTATTAGAACCATTGAAAAAAGCAGGATATAAGTTAGAACCTGCATTTGGTTCGGAAGATACAACAATGGTTGTTGAAGTTCCAGTAGACGTTGGTGAGGGTATCAGAACTGCATCAGAACTTTCTATTTGGGAACAGTTCAGTCTAGCAGCATTTATGCAAAGACATTGGGCTGACAACCAAGTGAGTTGTACTGTAACATTCGATCCTGAAACAGAAGCTAATGAAATAGCACCTGCTTTAAACTACTATCAATATCATTTGAAAGGTATTTCTTTACTACCAAGACATGATTATGGTGCTTACAAACAGATGCCATATGAAGCTATTAATGAAAAGACATACAACAAGGAAGTTAAAAAACTTGGTAAACTTACATTCGGTGTAATCAAAAACGAAGAAGCAGAAATAGATAAATTCTGTAATAACGACACTTGTGAAATACCAGGCGAAGAAATAAAATAAAGCTTGACTTACATACTATTTTATTCGTATATTCACACATCAAATTAAAGAGGTATAGCTATATATCAGAACATCTTTTATCAGTTTAAGAGAAGAAGAATCCATATTTGGGATGACAAAAAAGGGTACTCAGTTGTACCTTTCAGTCAATACGCCTATGTAAAAGATGGTAAAGGAACTCATACATCATTGTATGGTGATAAGTTACGTAAATTACCTATTAGTAGAATAGATGAAACCGACACACCTTTTGAATCTGATGTTGCACCAGAGATTAGATACTTGGTTGATAACTATACAGATTCGGATGAAGTATCTGAGGGTCATCGTGTTATGTTTTTTGATATTGAGGTTGAGGTTACACAAGGTTTTCCTGATGTAAACAAAGCTGAAAATACAATTACATCTATCGCATTTTATGATGATTTAACAAGACAATACTATTGTTATGTTCTTGATGTAGAGAATAAGGTTAATACAAATCAGTTCGGTGAAACAACTGTTATCAAATTCAAAGATGAAAGAGACTTACTAACAGCATTCTATACAAAATATCTTGAGATATCACCAACAATCATTAGTGGTTGGAATAGTGATAGATTTGACGTTCCTTATCTTTATAATCGCACTCAAAGATTATTAGGTAAAGAAGCTGCTAATTGTCTATCACCAATCGGTATAGTAGACTATCAAAAATATAAAGGAACATATAAGATTGCAGGTGTGGCTTCACTTGATTATCTTGAGTTATATAGAAAACTTACATTTGGTGAGAGGTCTTCATATAGATTAGATGATATCGGTGAGTTGGAAGTTGGTATAAATAAGGTGGCTTATGAGGGTACACTTAATGATTTATATGATGGTGATAGAAATAAATTTGTAGAATATAACATAAATGACGTTATCATCTTACAGAAACTTGATGAGAAATTAGATTTTATTGGTATTGCTAGAGCTATATGTCATTTGGGACACGTTCCCTATGAAGATGTTTATTACTCATCAAGATTTCTTGAGGGTGCTATTCTTGTATATCTTAAAAAAATTGGTATTGTAGCACCAAATAAGGTGAGAGCTAACAGACAACTGATGGATGGAACTGATAAGTTTGCAGGTGCATACGTACAAGACCCACAGAAAGGTAAACATGAATGGGTATATGACTTGGATATCACAAGTATGTATCCATCTATTATAATGAGTCTAAATATATCTCCTGAAACTAAACTAGGTAAGTTAGATAGTTGGGATATAGAACCATTTCTCAAAGGTATTGATAGAACATATAGTATTAAAGATAAGAATGGTAAAGAGAGTGCTAAATTAACTACAAGTGAGTTTAAGAACTTTTTAGAAACCCACAATGTTTCTATATCTTCCAATGGTGTATTATACACACAAGATAGAAGAGGTCTTATACCAACACTATTAGAAAAGTGGTTCGATGATAGAGTTCAGTTTAGAAAGTTAGCTAAGAAGTTTGCTGAACAAGGTGATAAAGAGAAGTATGCATACTTTGATAGACGACAATACATCCAAAAGGTTGTTCTAAACTCATTGTATGGTGTATTGGGATTACCTATATTTCGTTTTTATGATTTGGATAATGCAGAAGCAACTACTACTACAGGTGTTGAGTTGATTAAGTATACTAAGAGAATGTCTAATCATTATTACAATTCGGTGGTAGAAGATAAAGAAGATTATTGTATCTATATTGATACAGATTCAGTTTTCTATTCTGCTATTCCTATCATTCAAAAGAAATATCCACATATAGATATCAAAGATGAAACTTTGATGACTAACAAAATATTAGAGATTGCATCAGAGGTTCAACAATATCTGAATAACTCATATGATTTATTTGCTAAGAAGTTTTGTAATATAGACGAACATAGGTTTGAGATTAAGCAGGAATTAATTGCTAAGAGTGGTTTATTTGTTACTAAGAAACGATATGGTATGAAGATTATCAATGATAATGGTGTTAAGGTAAATAAACTTCACGTCAAAGGTTTAGATATAGTTCGTTCAAGTTTCCCTGCAGCATTCAAAGAGTGTTTAACTAAGGTATTAGAAGATATATTAGCAGGTGTTCCAATGTTAAAGATTAATGAGTTTATTCTTAACTTTAAAAAATCCATGAAGTTAAAAAACTATGATACAATATCAATGCCAACTTCAGCTAAGAATGTTAAGAAGTTTATCTCAATGGGTGAGGGTATTCTCAATGCTAAAAAGGGAACTCCAGTTCATATTAAATCAGCAATTAATTATAATAACTTTTTGTTGATTAATAAACTGAATAAAAAATATCCATCAGTTGGTAATGGTGAGAAGATTAAGTGGACTTACTTAAAAGATAATCCATTCAAGTTTGAAACAATTTGTTACAAAGGGCATGAAGACCCTAAACAAGTATTAGATTATATAAAAGAGTATATCGATACAGATAAGATTTATAAACAAGCGTTAGCTAAGAAAATCAAGATGTTGTATGAAGCATTAAAGTGGGAAGAACCAAATGATGATTTTGGTTTCAATAAGTTTTTCTAATGCATAAGTATATTTTAGCGGTTGGTTGTAGTTACACCATAGGTCATGATTGTGAAGATTCTCGAATCATATATGGAGTTGATGTGAATCATCAATATGGTAATTGGCCTCATTACTTAGGTAAACTAACTGATAGGATAGTTGTGAATAAGGGTGCAAATGGTGTTGGTTCATTTTATATGGCTAATCAAGTCTATGAATTAGTTGATGAATATAGTGATGAAGATTTTGTTGTTATGGTAATGTGGTCGGGACTGCATAGATATGATATGATTGAAAATGATGAATGGCTTCATAGTGGAATGTCAAAAACTGGTCGTGAAGGATTTAGAGAAAATTATCTAAAATATATGTACAGTAATCAAAATGCATATTATCATACAATACTCAATATGTTGAATGTTCAGAATTTTTTAAAACAAAAAAACATAAAATATTTGTTCTTAACCCACAGAGATATACTATCTGAATTTTATCAAAAGTATGAAAAAGTTACTTACTTAGAAAAATGTATAGATTGGGATAATTTTTATTTCCACGATGGATTTAAAGGTTGTATGGAATGGTGTCTTGAAAATGGTTTAGAACTTAATGATACTAGCCATCCTTATACTGAAGGTTATGAAAAATATGCAGAACATCTTAATGATGTATTTAATGGAAAATTACTTTAATTTGGAGAAATAACATGATACTTATATATATGTATATAAAGGAGTTACAAAATGGATAAACAAACGCTGATGGGATTTGTCAACAGATTCTATTTAGGTGGTCAGACACAATCTGCACCTGTCGTTTCAACAAAAGATACACTTAGTTGTTCATTCATCAATTCAGCAAAAAGTTGTGTTGGTGATATCGTTCTGGCTAAGAATGGTTTCGGTGATTATGAGATGGGATTGTATGAGATACAAGACTTAATCAAGTTATTGAATGTAGTAGATGGTGAGTTGGTTGTTGAAGCTAATGAAGTTGGTGATGTCGTATCACAATTGGTAATCAAACAAAAGAGTAACAACACCAAAGTTAACTATGGCTTAGCCCGTCTTGATGTGGTTTCTAAAAAACCAGACTTGACAAATGTTCCTGATTTTGAATTAGAACTAAAGATAGATAAACATTTTATCAGTTCTTTCATATCAGGTAAAGGTGCTTTAAGTGATGTTTCTACTTTCGCAGTCTTATCAGACGGTGTAGAAGCAAAGGTTGTTATTGGTTATAGTTCAAGCACACAATCAAACAAGGTAACTATTCCTGTAGAAGTTAAGAAAATATCTTCTCTTGATGATGCTATCTTTTTTGATGCAGACACTTTCAAAGAAGTTCTAACTGCAAATAAAGATTGTGAATCAGCAACTCTTTATGTTTCAAGTCAAGGTTTAGCTAAAGTCAGTTTTAAGGTGGACAATTTCGATTCAAGTTACGTATTGGTAGCAAAAACTACAGTAGACTAATGGAAAAATATGTAGATAAATCAAAGGTTTATCTGCAGGAAATAGATAAGAAAACTGCGAAAAGAATGATTGTAGAAAATCATTATTCGCACAAGTTTTCTTCTTGTAGGTACGCCATAGGTATATTTCACAAGTCAGATAATCCACATCCTTTTTTTAAGGATATGAGTGAAGAAAAACTTGTTGGTTGTATGACTTATGGCTACCCTGTAGGAAGATCAGTAATGAAGTCTATTTTCAAAGATGAAGAAATCTTGCAAACAAAGAATATTTTGGAGTTGACAAGATTATTTATCCACGATGGTTATGGTAAGAATATAGAATCATATTCAATATCACAATCATTCAAGTGGTTAAAAAAATATGATGAAGATGTTAAAGTATTAATCAGTTATGCAGACCCAGACAGATTACATTTAGGTGGTATTTACAAAGCTACTAATTGGATGTATCAAGGAGCAGGATTGAATTTGATGCCAAATCATTCGATATCGTTGACTAATCCATATGAGTGGATACATAGTAGAACTGTATCAGCTACTTGGGGAAGTCATAATGTAGATAAGTTGAAAGCAGCTATAGGACATACGTTTTGGAGAAGAAAAGAACCTGAAAAGCATCGTTATATTTATTTTATAGGAAACAAAAAAGAAAATAAGAAGTATATGAAAAATTTGAAATACGAATCAAAACCATATCCTACAGACCCTGAACAATATGTTCCACCTGTAGAGGAGATTGAAGTGGAAAGTAAATTATGAGTAAGTTAATAGGAGCTATCTGTCTTAGTATATTAGGACACATAATAGCATTTTTCCATATGAATGGACAATTTAAGTGGGATTTTATGAAATCTCAATGGTGGATAATATTAGCAG